AGCCCGCGTGCGCGGCATCGAAATCGCCGGGGTTTTTCAACAATTTAGCCGGGATAGTTGGCCCCTTAGAGCGGTACGCAACGTGCAGTTTCGTGTGGTTCCTAACAATCGCCCGAGGAGTAATCGTGGCAAAAGCAGGACGCAGGCCGAAGCCGACAGCCCTTCGGATTCTTGAAGGCACCGCTAAGGGGCCGCGAAAGCGTGAGCCATCGGCACCAATCGGTGTGCCTCCGATGCCCGAGCGTCTCGCCGTTGACGAGATCGCCGTGGCGAAGTGGCACGAGCTCGCCGGCATCTTGTCGCGGATGGGCGTGCTGACCACTGGCGACGGCGAAGCCCTGGCCACGCTATGCGAGGTGCACTCGGCTGAGCAGTCGTGCCTACTGCAGCTGCGGGCGGGCGGTGCGGTGATGCACACCGACCTGGGAGGCGTCAAGCCAAACCCGGCCGGGCCGCTCTACCGCTCGCTGGTTGCCATGAAGGCTAGCCTGTTGAGTGAGTTCGGGCTGACGCCTTCCTCGAGGACGAAGCTTGCCACGCAAGTCGAAGTCAAAAAAGACGAGCTCGAAGAGTTCTTCGCCGCCCACGGCTAAGCATCGGCCTGGCCTGGACGAAGCCAAGGTCAAGCGGGTCTATGAGTTCTTTGAGAAGGTGCTGAAGCACTCAAAGGGCCAGACGGCCGGGCAGCCGTTCCTGCTGCTGCCGTGGCAGAAGTACGTGCTCGGCGAAATCTTCGGGCGGTGCAAGCCGGATGGCACGCGGCAGTACCGCCAGGCGTATATCGAGATCCCGAAGAAGAACGGCAAGAGCACCCTGCTTGCCGGCATCAGCCTCTACGCCTTGCTGGCAGACGGCGAAGCAGGCGGCGAGTGCTACGGGGCGGCGAGCGACCGCGAGCAGGCGGGCATCATCTACCGCGAGGCCGCGTCGATGGTCCGCTCATCGCCGGCCTTGTCGAAGGTGCTGGAGGTGCTCGACTCGCGGAAGACCATCGTGCATCGTGGGAGTAACTCGTTCTACCGGGTGCTGAGTGCTGACGCATTCAGAGCCGAGGGACTGGCTTGAGCCCCTCCGGCTTCGGCTGGGGGGGCTCAAGCCAGTCTTAACTGAATATCTCGTGCCTGCTCTTTGACGAGTTACATGCCCAACGTGGCGATCGCCGGCTGTGGGATGCCCTTCGGTACGGCGGCGCGGCCCGGCGGCAGCCGCTTGTGCTGTCGATCACGACGGCCGGCGAGGCCAACAAGTCGCACTTGTGGTACGAGCAGCACGACTACGCAGAGCGGTGCATGGCCGACCCGGCCTTTGACCCAGCCTTCTTTGGCTGCATCTATGCCGCCGACCGTGAAGACGATTGGAAGTCACCGAAGGTGTGGCACAAGGCGAACCCATCACTTGGCGAGACGATCAGCGAGGAGTCATTCGCGGCTGACTGCAGGGAGGCCGAGAACTCCGCGACCAAGCTCAACAGCTTCCTGCGATACCGCCTCAACATCCCCACCACCTCCGACGTTCGGTGGCTGCGGCCCGACCAGATCGCCGCGTGCATGGGGCCGCTGTCGGAGTCGCTTGAGGGCCGCGAGGTGTGGTGCGGGCTTGACCTCGCCAGCAACTATGACACCACATGCTTTTCGGCCGTGGCCCCCAACGAATCCGGCGGCTACGACGTGCATGTGATGGCGTGGATCCCTGAGCACAACGCCGCCGAGCGAGAACGAAACGACCGCGTGCAGTACACGGCGTGGCACCGGGATGGGTGGCTCACATACACCGAGGGCCGCAGCACGGACTACAAGCGAGTGAAGGCCGACATTCTGGAGTTCGCCCAGAAGCACCGCGTTCGAAAGTTGGCCATCGACAGATGGAACGCGACGCAACTGGCCACCGAGCTCTCTGACGAAGGCTTGCCGGTGACGTTGTACGGGCAGGGTTTTGCGTCAATGACAGCGCCGACGCGCCGCCTGGAGGCTCTTGTGGTCGATGGAAAGGTGCGGTTTGGATTGAATCCGTTGGTAGGTTGGCAGTTAGGAAACGCGGCCGTACAGACCGATCCGGCCGGGAATCTGAAGGTGAGCAAGGCCAAGAGCACGGAACGCGTGGACGCGGTGGTAGCCACCATCATGGCCGTAGGCGTTCACATGGGCGAGAGCATGAAGCCCGCCGATATGCCCGAGATTTCCTTCTGGTGACGCATGGAAGCGACGGCAGCACTGCCTGAAATCAAGTTCCTTGATACCCGCATGTCCCGCTGGGATGACCTCGTGGCCATGGCCGGCGAGAGCGGCGTGAGGATAACGCCCGAGACGGCGATGAAGACGGCGGCGTACTTCGCCTGTGCCCGCGTGGTGGCCGAGACGGTTGGAAGCCTTCCGCTCCACCTCTACCGCCGTCTGGATGACCACAACAGCGAGCGGGCCAAGGATCTGCCGCTCTACAACGTGCTTGCCCGCCGGCCCAACAAGTGGCAGACCCGCTATGAGTGGGTCGAGCAGATGTGCCTGCATCTGGGCTTCTACGGCAATTCGTACCAGTTCAAGGTGGCCGGCGACCGTGGCAGCGTCAGCGAGCTTCACCCGCTGCATCCCGGCGGCATGAAGGTGGTGCAAGAAAAAGACATGTCTCTTTCTTACGTCTACACGGACCCGAGCACGGGCCGGCAGCAGGCGTACCGAGACGATCAGATCATGCACGTGCGGTGGCTGTCGTTTGACGGCGTGCACGGGGAGGTGCCGGTAGAACTCGGCAAGGATGCCATCGGCCTGGCTCGCGCCCTGGAGCAGTACGCCGCGACGTTCTATCGGAACAACGCCCAGCCCGGCATCATTCTGCACACCGATCAGGCATTGCCACGCGAAGTCCGCGAGCAGCTGCGAGACCAATGGGAGAGCGCCCATCGCGGCCCGGCCAAGGCTGGGCGAACGGCGATCCTCAGCAACGGGCTCAAGGCCGACAGTGTCTCGGCTACGAACCAAGAGAGCCAACTGGCCGAGCTCTGGATGCAGTCGCTGCTCGCCATCTGCCGCTGCTGGCGGATGCCACCGCACATGATTCAGGAGTTGGGCCGGGCGACCTGGGGCAACCTGCAGAGCGAGATGGTGAGCTTCGAGAAGTTCACTATCGCCCCGTGGCTGCGTCGCATCGAGGGTGCCATTGAGCGTGACGTGCTGCCCGAGGACGGCGATTTGTACGCCGAGTTCCTGGTCGAAGGACTGCTGCGTGGCGACATCACGACTCGCTACCAGGCGTATGAGATTGCCCTGCGAAATCGGTGGATGACGCCCGAGGAAGTGCGGCAGAGGGAGAACCTTGGGCCGATGCAGTCTCCAGAGAACGACTCGCCCGGCGAAGTTGAAGACACGCCAGGCGACATGGGCGAAGACGTTGCAGAGGTTGCGGACGGCACAAGCGAAGACATGCCAGGAGACACGGAGGACGATTCAAATGGCTGACGAGCACAACGGCGTCATAGTGGCCGAGCAGATCGAGCGCCGCGATTGGGAGTTCGCTGAAGACGGCGGTGCCGTTGTCGAGACCCGTGCCGACGGGCGGCCCGTGCTCACAGGCTACGCCGTTCGCTACAACACGCTGAGCGTCGATCTCGGCGGGTTCCGCGAGACCATCCTGCCGGGTGCCTTCGACAAGGTACTGAATCGCCAGCGTGGCAAAGGCGACGTGGTCGCGTTGTTCAATCACGACCCGAATCAACTGCTGGGCCGCACGTCGAGCGGGACGCTTGAGCTCGCTAGCGATGACAAGGGGCTGCGGTATTCGGTTGTGCTGCCCAATACGGAACTGGGTCGCACGATCGGCGAGCTCGTGGCCCGTTCCGATTTGCGTGGCTCATCGTTCGCGTTCACCGTGGAACCACGCGGCGAGCAGTGGGCACCAGGCGAAGACGGCAAGCCGCGACGCTCGATCCGCGAGGTGTCGGGCCTTTTCGATGTTTCCGTAGTGACGCACCCTGCGTACCCATCTTCGACCACGAGCGTTGCCCGTCGAAGTTTGGAGGCGTGGCTAGCATCCCAGGAGCCGGCGCAAGTGCCGGTGCTTGATGCGAAGCCAGATATGCGGCCGGCAGCGGCTGCTGGTCTGCGGCTTCGTGCCGCACGTCTTCGGAGCTTTCTGCGTGGCAAAACCGGGTGACATCTGCCCACAGTGCTGCAAGGGTCGGATCCGCACTCGCTCCAGCGTGCAGGCCGGCGAGCACTCGCAGGTGCGGTACATCGAGTGCCAGTGCTGCACGTTTCGGTCTAAGCAAGTCGTGCCAGCGGAGTACGTCTGCCGTCGTGCTTTTGTAGATACAAACTCCCGGCGAGGTTAATCGGCATTGGTGCCGTAGTGTGAACGACAGACACGGACTGTCACCGTTCACAACTACGGAGTGCCAAGGATGGCCAGCCAACTCACCAAGCTTCAGGACCGGGCCGCTGCTGTGGCCGCCATGCTCGACGATCTCTCGAAGGTCGAGGAGCGTTCCGCCGAGCAGGTCGCGGAAATGGAGAAGCTGGCCGGCGAAGCCGAGCAGCTTGAGAAGGAGCTGTCCCGCGAGCACGCCATCGCCGAGAAGATCACTGCCCTGCGTGGCAAGGTGGCTGCGACTGCGAAGCCCGTCGAGGTTGCGGCCGTTCATGCGGCCCCGGCCCCGGCTGCCGAGCGTTCGCTGAGTGGCAAGGCACGCCACTTCCGTTCGTCCAGCGACGCTGAGGCGTGCGGCCGATGGATTCGTGGCTACGTTCTCGGCCGTGCCGAGGATCGTTCGTGGTACGAGAAGAACGTCGAGGCTCGCGCCCTGTCGCCCAACGACAACAACAAGGGCGGTGTGTTCATCCCCGACACCTTCGCCTCGACGGTCATCCGGCTGGTGGAGTCCTTCGGTGCGTTCCCGGCGCAGGCCAACAACCTGACGATGACGAGCGACACGCTCTACATCCCGCGTCGCGTTGGCGGCAACACGGCGTACCACACGGGCGCCAATGCCGAAACCCAGGCGACCGACATGGCGACCGACAACGTGACGCTTTCCAGCAAGGAAGTTCGCGTCGGCACCCGCGTCCCCAACCAGCTGATCGACGACTCGGCGATTGATCTCGCCGGGCTCGTGGCTGAAGAGTTCGCTCTGGCCATCGCCCAGCGGATCGACGAGGACGGCTTCATCGGCACCGGGGCCAGCCTTTACGGTGGCATCCGTGGCATCCAGTACAAGTTTGAGAACGAGACGCTGACGGCTGGCATCAACGACTCTTCGCAGTCGGCGGTTACGGCCCTGACGGTCGATGACTTCCTCGCCACCGTCGCCAAGGCTCCGACCTACGCGACCCAGAGCCCGACCTGCGGCTGGTACTGCACCCCGCAGATGCACGCTCTGGCGATGCAGTCGCTGGCCCTCGGCGGCAACGGTGCCCTCGCCAACGAGGTGCTGGACGGCGCCCGCCGGCCGACGTTCCTGGGGTGGCCGGTGTTCCTCAACAACGTCATGCGGAAGACGGCCTCGGCCGGTCAGTGCGTGGCGTTGTTCGGCGACCTCAAGCGGTCGAGCCACTTCGCCCTGCGGCGTGCCGTGGCGGTGCGGGCAAGCACCGACCGCTACATCGAGTTCGATCAGACCTACTTCCAGGCCACGGTGTCCTACGACGCGGTGACCTCGGACGTGGGCGACGCTTCGACGGCTGGCCCGGTCGTGGCTCTCATCCTCTGAACCTAACCAACCCAAGGAACCAGAATCCATGAACCACGCGGCCAACGGAAAGTCCGTCATCTCGATCAGCCCCGGCGTTGCGGGCGTTGCCTCTGCTGGCACGCACACCGTGGCGATTGACTGCCTCGGCTACGACTCGGTCAGCATCGACGTGTGCTACCGCTCGCTCGCCAACACGTCTGCCCCCAGCGTCGTGACCATCAAGCACAGCGACACGGACGGCAGCTACGCGACGATCTCGGGTCTGGTTCAGGGCACCGACTACACGCTGGCCGGCGTGACCAACACGGCGGTCGTGAACGTGACGCGGTTCGAGATCCCGACGAAGGCTCTGCGGCGTTATCTGCAGGTGGCGGTCACGCCGTCTGCGGATGCGACGGCGAACGGCACGAACAACGACATCGTCGTGGCGGCCCGGCTGGGTCGTGGCGAGGTGGGCGTCGATTCGGCGTCGGATGCGAACGTCACCAATCGCGTGGTCCTCGGCTGATCGAAGACGGTAGAACGACAACTCCAACGAAGGAGGAGCCGTGGGCGCGGCGACTTCGGCGGTGGCTGGCGTAAAGCCTGCCATCATTCAGACCGGCAGCGGGCCGATCCGATTGCACTGTGCAATGTCAGTGCCTCGGCTCGGCTGGCAGGATCACATGTTCTGCTGGGCCAGGGGCTTGGTGCCGTTCGGCATTTCCCCGATCCGACTCGAGGGTGCGTTCTGGGGGCAGTGCCTTGAGCGTGTGATGACCGACATCGTCGAGTCGGACACGGACCCCAAAGAGCCTCCGCTGTGGATCCTCACGCTCGACTACGACAGCATCTTTGAACAGGACGCTGTGCCGCGTCTGCTCACCTACGCCGTAGCTAGCGGCTTCGACTTCGTGGCCGCTGTGCAGATGAAGCGGCGTACGGACGAGCCGCTGTTCACCATGGTTGCGGATGGCGGTCAGCGGGTGGCAGAGGTGAGCCGGGATCACTTCGTCTACCACAACGTCACCCAAGCCAACACGGCCCACTTCGGATTGACGATGCTGAAGGCAGAGGCGTTGAAGAAGATGCCTCACCCGTGGTTCATCGGCAAGCCCAACGAGGCGGGCCGATGGGAAGACGGGCGGGTCGATGATGACATCGCATTTTGGATCGCTGCCCAGAAGGCGGGATGCAAGATCGGTGTCTGTCCTCGCGTGGCACTGGGGCATGCCGAGGTGTGGATCAAGTGGCCCGACCAGAACATGCGAGCGAGCCTGCAGCACCCAGGCGACTTCTGGGATCGCGGCGGCCGACCACCGGAGAACGTGTGGAAATGACGCAGACCGTCCAAATGATTCCCGTCCGCATGCTGCGGTCGTATATGTCGTACCGCCCCGGCCAGGTCGTGCATGTGACCGGCGGGCTGGCCCGCACGCTGGAGTTGCAGCGGTACGCCGTCCGTCACCAGGAGCAGCCGCAACTGCGATTCGCTACGGCACCGGAGCCCGAGGTGGAGCGTGCGGAGTCGCCGGTCGCCAAGCAGCGGAGGCGCAAGCATGCGTAACTGGGAGCTTCCTGCCACCGGCAGCCGCTACCGCAGCCTGGTTGTCTCGACGGCAAGCGGCACGAACGAGCGCCCTGTCAGCGTGTCCGAAGCGAAGGAGCACCTTCGCATCGTGGACTTTACCGACGACGACACGTATATCGGCGTGCTGATCGATGCTGCCGTGCAGTGGTGCGAGGATTACTGCGACCGCACCTTTGCGGACAAAGCGTACACCGTGGCGTTCGATGACTTTCCGAGCCTCCGCATCGAGCTCCCGCGCCCGCCGGTGCGGTTGAACGCGACGGCCACGAGCGCCACGGTGACTATCTCGTATGTGGATTCCGCCGGCACCACACAGACCCTCACGTGGTCGCAGTCTGGAACGCAGCAGTTCCGCGTAGACCGCGACCACGTTCCTGCCTTGGCTTATCCGCTGTACCTCGAGGACTGGCCCAACGTGCGGCTGGATGACAAGGCCGTGCAGATCACCTACCTCGCCGGATACGGCGGGGCCGCCAACGTGCCGAAGCCGGCCGTGCACGCCATCAAGATGCTTGTGGGGCACTGGTATGCCAACCGCGAGGCCATCGGCAGCGCTGGCCAGAACGTGCCGCTTGGGGTGCATGCGTTGCTTGAGCCCTTGAAGTGGAAGCAGTACGCATGAGCCTTGAAGGTCGCATTGCCATCGACGTGGCGTTCTCGGACTCGGCCGCCGGCACCGGCGTGCAGTCGCTCAAGCGGCTTGCACTGACCAGCACCGACGCCTACAGCAGCGGCAAGGTGGCCGTGCTCTCTGGTACTTGCGGTACGGCAGCGGTGGCAATCGCCGTGGCTCCCAGTGCCTACAAGGACTCCAGCGGATCGGCCGTATCGTTTGCCAGCGTGAGCCGGTTCGCGTTCGCGGCTTCGTCGGCTGCCGTGTGCAGCGAAGCGACCGGGGCCGGCGTGGCCATTTCCGGTGGCAGCCGCGTGGCGATCTGCGACTCTCGATCTGGCGGTACGGCTGGGTTCAATGTCTCTGCCTACTCGGGCACGGCCTCGTACACGCTCGTCATTTACGGAGCGTAGGCCATGCTCCGCTCTGGACTCATGGACAAGCTCGCCGAGGTGCAGACTCCTACGGAGAGCACTAACAGCATCGGCGAGCCGGAACTGACGTGGTCCGCATTCGCCCAGCGGTGGATCGCACTGCTGCCGCTGTCTGGCAATGAAGCCGTCAGTGCCATGGCCAACGAAGGCGTGGTCACGCACCGCATCCGCATGCGGTACACCAGCGGGCTCAAGCCGAAGATGCGGGTGGTGGCCGAGGGTCGCACGTTTGAAATCATGTCGGCCGTCGAGCGTGGACGCCGCGAGGAACACGAGCTCCTGGTGTCGGAGGTCGTGGACTGATGCGTACCGACATGACCGTGGAAGGCGTCGAAGAGATCCTGAAGGGATTTGCCATCCTGCCCAGCAGCATCCAGAAGAAGTACCTCGGGGCCGCCGTCCGCGAGGCTGCGAAAGACGAGATTCCCGAAATCAAGGCGCTGACGCCTCGAGGCCCGACCGGCAACCTCCGACGCAGTGTCGGCGTGAAGGTGGAGAAGAAGAAGCGAAACGCCACGGCCGTCGGCATCCTGGGCTACCGCTCCAAGCGTGGCGGGAACAATTCGGAAAAAGGCTTCCACGCCTGGTGGGTGGAGAACGGCACGAAGTACCGGCAGCCCAAGAACTACGCGCTCAAGGTGCCGATGGCAAACGCGGCCAAGTACCCGTATCTGCGTGGCAAGGTGGCTCGCATCGGCGGCAACGAAGGCGGCATGATCTTCTTTGGCCAGGTCAAAGGCATGCCCGCGAGCGACAGGTTCAAGCAGTGGGCCGACGCCAACCTTCCGCAGATCAAGCAACGGCTGATCGGCAAGCTTGACGGGGCTCTCGGCAAGGCGATTTCCGAGGCCGAGCGGCAAGCCATTCGCAAGATGTACAGCAAGAAGTAATGCCCACCACCACTCATATCGACGAGTCGCTCGTGCAGCTGCTGTCGGCTGACGCCGACATTGCCATGCATGTTGGCGGGCGAATCTATGCCGTCCAGGCTCCGCAAGGGGCCGACCTGCCGTGCATTGTTTACCAGCGTGAGAACACTGGCCGAGGGCCGTTCATGCACATGCAGGGCATGACGGGAATCACTCGTGCGACGTTCACGATTTCGGCCATCGGTGACTCTCTCGTGGGCGTGCGAAACCTCGCCCGAGCCATTCGCCTCGCCCTACAATTCAAGGTAACAGGCAGCATTCGGCTGGCCGTCGTCAAGAGCGACGATGACACGCAGGAGCCGCCAAACAACGGGGAGCAACTCCCGATCTACCGCACGGATTTGTCAGTAGAGATCACCTTTACGGAGGCTTGAGAAAGCCATGGCAGTCGATATTGGTCAGGGCACGTTTGTGTCGTTCGGGACGGCGCTTCACACGGCGACCGGCTACAAGATCACCGGCGTCAATCACGGCGGCGTTTCGCGTGCCGTTGCCGATGCGACGCACATGACATCGTCTGCCAAGGAGTTTGTGGCTTCCGCCATCTACGACCCCGGCGAGCTCTCGGTCGAGGTGCTCTTCGACCCAGGCGTGAAGCCGACCGCCGACATGGCCAACGTCGCGACCAACCAAGTCGTGAACGTCTACTGGGCCAGTGGAGGCACGACCACCACGCTCTGGAGCGCCTTCGGCTATGCCACCGGCTTTGAGGCTGGTGCCCAGATGGAAGACATGATGAGCGGCACGCTCACCATCAAGCTCAGCGGCACGCTGCCGAGCTAGTGCTGACAGGAGGCGCGGACTGTGGCTCTTACTCGTGAGCAGATCAAAGCCAAGCGTGGCGTTCGTCCCCGCGTGGCGTTAGACGTTCCAGAACTTGGCGGCACCATCTACGTCGCCAAGTTCTCTGCCAAAGACCGCGACCGCTTCGAGCAGATCGTGACCGGCGGCAAGGTTGGCGGCGTCAACCTGGACAACGTGCGGGCACGATTCGTTGCCATGGTGGTGGTGAACGAAGACGGCACGCGGATGTTTGAGGACGCAGACGCGGAGTGGATCGGCGAACTGGACACGGACATCGTGCAGGCCATCGTCGATGCGGGATTCAAACTGAACGGCATCGGCGGCAACGCAGTGGAGGAGGCGGCGGGAAAATAGAACGGCAGCCGGTGCTCGCGTTCCTGTACCGGCTGGCCTTGAAGCTTGGCATCTGGGACGTAGAGCGGCTGGCCGACGAGATGGGCGTCGATCAGTTGTACGGCTGGATGGGCTACTACCTGCTCGAGCCGTGGGGCGACGAGTGGCTTAGGGACGCCGTGGCGATTGCTCAGAGATACAACGCAAACCGAGGCAAGCGGCAGCCCGTCAAGCGGCCAGAGGAGTTTCTGCCGGTTCCGAAGCGGGCACAGACACCAGATCAGATCCTCGCCACGCTGAACGCGATCCCGCGATGAAACCATGGCAAACAACTTTGGCCGCGTAAACGTCAGCATCACCGCCAGCACGGGCGGATTGACGGCTGGGCTGTCTAAGGCCGGGCGACAGCTGAAGGGATTTCAGAAGAGCGTCGGCGGGCTTTCTGCCTTGAGCGGAACGCTTGGCGGAATGATGCCGATGCTGATGCCGGTGGTGGGCGGGTTCGCCACTCTGGCTGGAGCGGTTGCCGCCCTGACTTCGGCGACCCGCTCTGCGGAAGCCCTGCACAACCTGTCGCAAGAGTTGGGCGTGGCGGCTGGTGAATTGCAGGTGATGCAGCAGGTGGCTGCCGAGTCGGGCGTGAGTCAGCAGCTGCTCACTACGGGCCTGCGTCGTACCGCTCGAATGGTCGGCGAGTTGGCCCAAGGCACGCCGGCTGCGGCCAAGGCGTTCGCTCAACTCGGCCTGACGATGGACGATCTGGCTGGGCTGAGCACGACCGAGCAGTTGGCGTTGATTGCCGACCGCATCGCAGCCCTGCCGCCGCACATGCAGGCCGCAGCGTCCATCGACATCTTCGGCCGCAGCGGCCAGGGGATGCTCAACTTCCTGCGGCAAGGCGGGCAGGCTTTCCGCGAGATGGATCGGCTGCTCACCGACCTGGGCGTGAAGATGAGCGGCCCGCAGGTTGCGGCCATCGAGTCCATGGGTGATGCGATTGGCCGGCTGTCATTGCCGATGCAAGGATTCGTCAATCAGTTCCTGGCGGAACTCGCGCCGGCCATTACGGCTGCGTCCAACCTGATTGTCGATTTCTTTGCCAAGAACACTGCCGGCTGGACGATGGCGAAGACGCTTGCGGACGGGCTGGTCTCCGGTATTCGCATGGTCGTTGGCGCAATGACGCTGCTGACAGGCATCTTCCAGGTGTTCATGGCCCTGGGCTCGAAGATCGGGCAGATGTTCAGCGAAGTGTTCAGCATCATCCTCGACGGCGTGGCCAACGTCATGGACGGCATGGCCGGGCTTGCCGAGGCTGCCGGATTCGCAGGGCTCGCAGATTCGCTCAGCCAAGGCGCTCAAGGAGCGGCACAGCTGGCGAATGGTGCCAGCCAGATGGGCGAGATGTACGGCCAGTCAGCCGCCGACACGTTCGGCCAGGCCGTGCAGAACATCGGCAGCCCGTTTGCCGCCTTCGACCGTGAGTTTGCTGCCGCCCAGGCGGATGCCCAAAAGGCCGGCGCTGCCGGTGCTGGGGCAGCTGCCGGCGAGAGTATCGGCGCTGCCATCAAGGCCGCGTCTTCTGAGTTGAGCGCCCTGGTGGTCGGCTCGTCCGGCGGAGAGTCCTATCGCAACATGCTCGCCCGTGGTGGCGATCCTCGGCTGAGCGGGGCCGACGCTGCCAAGCAAACGGCCGACAACACCGAGCGGGCTGCCGACGGCATCGAAGACGTGGCCGCTGCCGTGCGTGAGATCCCAGGCTTCGGCCAGGCCCAACTGGCGATGGTGTAACCAATGGCAATTCGCACCGTCCGCCAGCTGCGTTCGTTTCAGTTCAACGAAACGAAGTCCGAAAAGGGCAGCATCCAGTACGCCGGCTCTGTGGAGCTGCTCATCATCTGCGATGCAGCGCCGGATTTTGGCGCTATCAAGAACGACACCAGCACATGGCCGGAGTTCTACAACCGCAAGATTCCGCAAGTCAACGACAAAGAGAACGTCGGCGGCATCGAGTTCTATGTGACGGGCCGCGACTTTGAATACTACGACGACGAAAACGAGTTCTGCGTCAAGGCGACGATTCAATACGACAGCAAGCCGGATGCCGATAGCGACGAGCCGGGCAAGACTGACGAAGAGCGGACGTGGTTGAAGATCTCTATGCAGTCGCTACAAGAGCGGCGGCCGGCAAGCGAGTCGAATCAAGAGAACCCAAACGATCCGATAAAGCCGCCGCTGAACTCGGCCGGCGATCCCGTGGACGGCCTCGAGGAAGACACGGCCCTGCTGCGGCTGACGTTCACCAACTCCAACGCGACGGCTCCTGATTTCCTGGCGCTGTTCTCTTACCTCAATACGTGCAACCAGACAGCGTTCCTCGGTGCTGCGCCGTACACGCTTCGCGTCACTGGCTACGGGGCCGACTTCGACCAAAAGAATCAGGTGTGGTCCGTGTCTGTCGAGTGGACGTACAACCCGTCAGATTGGAAGATCCGCTACTACGACGTTGGCTATCACGAAATCGTGAACGGCGAGCGTCTGGCCATCATGGACAAAAGCGGCAATCCGGTGAGCAAGCCCGTGCCGCTCAATGCCGATGGTTCAGCTAAGGCTGTCGGCGAAGACCCACGCGTGCTGAGCATCAAGCCGTACGACGAAAAAGACCACACCATCATGCTCCGCACTTGCGGGCTTTTGTAGGAGATAGCCATGGCGAATGAAGTCACACTGTCGCTCTCGGTTGCCGTGTCCAACGGAAACCATAACGAGACGTTCACGGCGTCGGGCCTGAAGTTTGACCAGGCGGCCCAGGGCGTGCACGCTCAGATCGTCAGCGTGAGCACGGCCGTGGCAACGCTGTCCATCGGGGCTGTCTCTGCGGCTGGCTACGCTGGGTTCCGCAACATGAGCACCGCCACCAGCGGGACGGCCTACGTGGCCATCGGCTCCTATGACGGCACCAACATCCAAGAGTTCTGCAAGCTTGGCCGTGGGGCTGCCGCTGTCCTGCCGCTCGTGCCGACGATCACGCTGGCAGCCAAGGGCTACGGCACCACCGGAAAAATCCGCTACGTCGTGTTTCAGGAGTAAGCCGTGGCTGACACGTTCGGCTTTTCTCTTAACGACGCCAAGCGTATCGGGCGGGCCGTTCGGCTTGTCGAGCGTGACGAGCCACGGCAGGATCTGAGCGGCTCGCTGGACGGGACTGTGTCTCGCGGCGTTCGTCTGCTCCTGGCCAAGCACGAAGGCACCAACGGCTGGGCCAAGCAAACGACAGCCACTGTGACCGTCTACAACGGCGAGCCCCTCGCTTCTGCCATCACGGTTGTGGCCCACAACCAGTTCCTCACGTTCTCGACTACGACGGCGTGTACGCAGCGGTGGGTGGCTCTCGGCCACAACGGCTGGGGCTGGTACGCAATCAGCCAGGAAAAGGCGTGCACGACTACGTGCTCGATGGACTACGCCGGCGTGGACTTCTCGGCCCTGCCGGGGTTTGACCGCACCAAGATTCAGCTGCTTGGCCACAACAGCGGCACGACCGCCAGTGATAGCACGGACTGCGTCAGCATCCGCTGGTACGACATCACCACCTGCTCTACCTCCGCATGACGCTCATCACGTTCCAAGACGGCAAGCCCGTCCTGCGTGACGGGCAGGTTGGCACTGAGCAGGCGTGTTGCTGCGGCGGTTGCTCGTGTGGCGAGTGTGCCTTGGCGGTCGTTGTAAACGGCGTCAGAGTCAACACGGTGGTTGTCGGATCTGCGTCGCTTGAAACCGAATGCGCAGGGACCGGCTGTTCTGGATCTCCAAGCTGGTTCAACCCTGCCGAGACCGACCAGTCCGGATGGACGCTGGTCGAGTGCGGCACTCCCCCTGCCTACCAAACTGCGTGCGAAGACGCTTTCGAGCTGTGCGATGGATACTCCTGCAATCCATTGGCTCAGGATGGATTTGAGACGCTAATTTCTTCCTGCAACTATCGGGCTCGTGCCTGTCTGTACTGCACGGAGTCGGGCATTACGGCAAGGGTCTACTTCTACTCGCTGTTTTACTATGGCTGCCGGTTTTGCGACGGTACAGGTGGTTACACAAACGCTGGACGACTGTGGTACGCCGACTACACGCTCGATGCCCTCCCGTCGTGCAATGGCGAGTCGTCAATGACTGCCGGCGAGGACGTGGAGCTATTTCCAGATGAATGCGAGTACTTCGGCATTCTGTCCGTGTGCGAAGCCTGGGACGCCGCGTGGACTGATCGCATGTGCGGCTGTGGCGTTAGTGTGTCGCTGTCCTGTGCCAACCCGCTGCCATGATCCGCTGCCGCCTGCATCACCTTGAGGCCCGGTGCCGCGAGCGTGGCTACACGCTCGAGCAGGTGCGGGCGTGCATCGTGAGTCAGGACGGCGACCGCCTGGTGGTTGATGAGACGCACCCGGCGTACCCGCGAGCGAAGCCCGGGGTGTCGCTGATTCAGAAGGCCGCGAACTTCGCCACCTCGGCCGCAAAGCACGTTGCCGCCGGGATGCCCCGCGCCACCGATGAGCAAGTAGCCGAGCGGTTCGCTATCTGCCAGGGCTGCGAGTTCCTATCAGGCGGGGCGTGCTCGAAGTGCGGGTGCCCGGTCGTTCGTCAGGCCAAGTTCATCAGCAAGCTCTCGTGGGCCGCCGAGTCCTGCCCGGTGGGGAAGTGGGGGCCGGTGTCGAGTTGACGCCCCCGCTAGGGTGGCCGGTGAAAGGACTCTCGCCGTGCCCGAGGATCATGTCTTCACGCTGAACGGTGACGAGCGGTGGCTCATCCGGTTCACCACGCTGAAGGGCGCAGCATACGGCTACACGTTCTCGCAGAAGGCGAAGAACCCGCGAATCATCCTTGACGCCCGCATGCGTGGGCGAAAGAAGCTCGAGGTGCTGGTGCACGAGCTGCTGCACGCGTTGAACCCGACGCAAAGCGAAGAGCACGTCGAGCAGCAGGGCAAGGATATTGCACGCGTGTTGTGGAGCCTGGGCTATAGGGAGGTGCAGGATGGCCTATGACCGTGGCGACGCGATCACGAAGATGGCCCGCGAGTTGTGCCGCAAGCATCCCGATGCCCCGGCTCGGACGCTGGCTCGCCGCCTGGTGAAAGAGGCCAACGGTGCAATCACGCTGAACCAGGCGAGGCTGCGTATAACCAGGCAGTTCGGCGTGCAGGGCAAACAGGCTCGCGGCCAGATCAAGGCGGCTGCTCCGCGAGCGAAACGCCAGGCCGGCGAAATCTACGCCATGCCGAAAACATTGGCCCAGCCGTGGACGCCGCACGTTCTCGACGTGCTTGGGCCTGTCGGGATTCTGTCCGACGTGCATGTGCCGTATCACTCTGAGATCGCGGTGGCTGCCGCTATCGGCTTCCTCAAAGAGCAGGAACTGTCGGGCCTGCTCTTGAACGGCGACATCGCCGACTTCTACGCGATCTCGCGGTACATGAAAGACCCGACACAGCGGGACTTCAAAGGCGAGCTTGAAGCGGTGCGGCGTTTCATCGAATGGCTGCGGCAAGAGTTCCCGCAGATCCCGATCATCTACAAACTCGGGAACCATGAAGACAGGTGGCAGCATTGGCTGTGGCAACACGCCGCCGAGATCAGCGACGATCCGCGAATGTCACTCTGTGCGTGGCTGGATCTCGACAAGAACGGCATCACGCTCGTGGATGACCAGCGGCCGGTGATGCTGGGGAAGTTGCCCGTGCTGCACGGCCACGAGCTACCCAAGGGAATGGCGGCCCCGGTGAACGTCGCTCGAGGTGCCTTCCTGCGGACGCTCTCGACGGTGCTGGTGGGACATTCGCACCGCACAAGCAACCATGCCGAATCCGACATGTGGCACCATGAGACGGCGTGTTGGTCCACCGGCTGTCTGTGCGACTTGCGGCCCGAGTACGCGAAGTTCAACCGCTGGAACTGGGGCTTCGCCATGGCCACGATCCACAAGGGTGGAGCGTTCGACGTGAACAACTATCGCGTCATGAGCGACGGCACCGTGCGGTCTGCTTGACGCACGCCGCATGCTTTCCATTTTCCAGAAAAAGGAATGCCATGACCACGACACTTGAGGCCGCGAACGACGCAATGCGGGCGGCAGTGAAGACCAGGCTGGAAGCTACGCCAAAGGATGACCCGAAGATGGTGGGTTATGTATCGCAGCCCGCGACAGAACCTCGGGACATTGACGCAAGTACCGAGGAATTGCAACACGATAGCGAGACCTATGCCGAGTGGGACAGGCTGGCGGACGGGCCGTACATCGAGCACCTGCTGCAGCGGCTCGCAGGCGACGGGCTGATCAAGCCCGACGTGCACCCCACGAGCCAGGCGTACTTCGACCTGCTGGACGAGATGCGTGAGCTTCATTTGAGCAAGTCGGCAGGGTACGGCTGTCCCGACGGCACCGATCCTCTGCTGAACATTCGCAATGGGGCGTCGTTCGTTGGCATTCCGCCGTGGAAGGGCGCGATGGTGCGGCTGTCAGACAAGGTGACGAGGCTCGCGACGTTCAACAAGACGGGCCGCCTTTCTCACGAGAGCGTCGAAGACAACCTCATGGACTTGGCTTCGTATGCCTTGCTGGCGCTCGTTCTCTACCGGGAGGAATCTGGCAAGTGAGCCACTCCGATACGTCACGCGAGCCCCTCTCTGACGCCTACCTCCAGCAGTGCGAGTTCGACGCTCGCCGCTACCAGGGTGCCTACACCGGGACCGCTGGCACGCTCGCCGGCCACGTCATGCGACTGCTCGCGGAGTTGAGCCGCGTGAAGGGACGCCTGGCCGTGACCATCGCCCAGCGCGACGAGATGCCGTCGCTGTCGCACATTCGTGGAGATTGAGCCGGGCCGGAGCGTTGAGGCACGCGCGGTGTTTATCCCTTTCCGCCACGCGTCGCTTCCGCTCCGTGTCCGGTTCATGTCGCTCACCTACCTGCGTGGCAATCCAACCTCTGCCGAATGGCGAGTGATTGCGTCGGAATCATAGGTTCCGTGCGGTGAAGGCGATTGCGAAAGCGGCGTATTGAATCGCCAATCCATAAGATCAACAACGACATCGCCTGCGCCTTCACGGCCCTGATGAAATCCTCTCCGAAAGGATTTCTCGCACGCCTCAGCAATTTCGCGGCAGATCTTGCGGCGATCCTCTTTGCTGAGCTTGTAAAGGGCACCGAAGCGACAGGCTAAAGCAAAGTTATCTGCTGACTCAGTGTCTGCACTGTCTGCGATGACGGCCCCGCCTCGCATCCACGCCTCAACGTCAGATTGCCGATATCGAATCGAACGCGTGCCAACCATCACGCTCGGCGGACCTTCCTTGCCTGCCCACTTCCACCGTGCAAGTGTGCCAGGCTCAATCCCAAGAAACTCTGCGACCTGCTTGCGTGTCAAAAGCTTGTCCATGCGAACCTCCTTTGGTTGAACAACGCTCGCACGATAGCGGCAATTTCTACCGCTGCAAACTCGTCAACAGCGATCAATCACGCTCAAAGTGCCGCAACGTGCCAGCCGACGCCAACTCAAGCCGCCGGGCTAGTGCCGTCCTGCGGGCCTTCGAGGTCGAGCGGCGGCAGGAAGTCCAGGGCCGACTGCTGCCCGGTGATGGTGGTGTCCAGGTAGTGATCCTTCGTGGTCTTCGGGTTGGCGTGGCCCAGGTGGTCCGTGGCATCGCCGCCCCCGGCCTTGACGTAGGAACCGCTCGCCTTGCGGATGGCGTGGAAGCCCCTAGCCTTGACGCCTGCCCGCCTACACAGCAGCCGCAGCGTCTGGAAAAGACTATTGGCCCGGCGGTGCTCGAGCCACGGCCAGACGAGATCGGCATCCGCCCTGCGGTAGCGACGCAGCTGCTGGGCCAGGTCGGGATGAATGGCCCGCTGGATCGTCTCGATGCCGCCCTTGCGGGTCTCGCCGAGGAAGGTGATGCGGCAGGCGTCGAGATCCACTTCCGACCACCGCAGCCGAAGGTGGCTTCCGATCCGCTCGCCCGTGTACCAGAGCGACTGAATCAGCGTCATCCACAGCCATGGGGCTGGGACACCACCGATTGAGCCGTGTGCCGTTCTCGCTGCCCTGACGAGTGCAGACACCTCGGCGACCGTGTAGCCCCGTGGCGGCCGCGTAGGCACTTTCAGGCGTGGCAGGTCTGGGAACTCAGCCGCGATCCGCTTCCGTGCGGCGAAGTTCCACAGGGCCGACAGGTGGGCCTTGTCCTTTGCCACGCTGGCCGGCGAGCAGACCTTGCCGCGATGCGGCGTGACGGCCCGCCACCGCAAGAACTTTGCGATCACAAGATCGTCAAAGTCGGCAATCTGTGGCTCTCGCTGCAGGAAGTCCCGCAGCCGGTCGATGGAATGGCCAAAGAGCACGACGCTCCTGGCCGACAGGTTGTGCAACGGTGCGTACCGCTCGATCAACAGCTCCCGAATAGTCATGCCACTGCCTCCCTTTTGGTGTTGTGGCAGTAGTATACAGAAGTCCAGGGTGTACGAGTTCCCTACTCCCATGCCCTCCGCTACTACTTTTGTTCACTAGTTCGATTGTCGCGGTGTTGGGACTGCGATTCTCGGATTGGCGGAGGTGGGCAGATTCTGCTGGATGCGGCGGCAGGACAGTTTGACGCGCCTATTCGCGGCGTTAGTATTGGGGCATGGTTGTGGCACTACCAGAAGGCAAGAAGTTGATCTCGACCGCCGAGGCGGCCAAGATCCTCGGCGTCACTATGGGGCGCATGCGGCAGCTGGCCCTGCTCGAGCCCGACAAGGGCGGCCTGCAGTCCTGGCTGGCGGCCCCCACGGCCCGCGTTTTTGACGCCGAAGAGATCCGCAAGCGGGCCAAGGCCAAACGGGCCACCGGCCGCCCCAGGGGCGGATTCAAGGCCAACTAGCGTTTTCCCCGGCAAAAGCAGGCCGGAAAAATCTTTTTTCTCACCCCTTGCACGTTCTAACGCCGACGCTAGAATAGGCTCATGCGAGCGAATGAGACTCGCAGCCGCCAGCCGGGAGACGAAACGATGAACGCCCTTCTCAATAGCACTGACCGCGTGGTGGCCATCGAGGTTCGCGGCGAGGTCCGCTACTTCATCACGATGGGCCGCCCTGGGTTCAATCTTCCGGCCAACAACCGCAAGGGCTACGCCACGGCCAAGGCTGCCGAGGCCGCGAGTCTCCGCTGCGAGAGCCGCTGAGCGACGGACTTCCAGCCGGCAATCGGGCCGGCTGGAAGTTAGACTTGGCCGCCAAAGGAGCATTCACGATGGCAAAAAAGAAATCAAAGCGCGATGCATGGACGCGAACACTTTTCCTCCAGGCTTGCAAGGAGCTCAAACCATTTGCTGACCATTGGCACAGCGTTGGCGACATGGAAATAGACGGATTTTCCGTTGCAGACACGATGCAGGACATCATCAACCGCCACGGCCGCCCTGGAGTTATCGCAGCGACAGCTGTGGCGTCGGCATGGGGCTGGCTTCTGCAAGACGAAGACCTCCGTGGCGACGTGAACGAGTGCAGCGAAGACTCGGTGGCCAGCGAATACTTTATGGCGTTTTGGTGGCTGGGCTTGTTTCACGCGAACGCAAAGCCTGCCTCTGCACCAAAAGTCAAAAAGAGGGCTGCTAGGAAGCGACGTTAGTTCGCGGCCTGGATTACTAACCTCACGGCCAAGGAGGGCCACACGATGAAACGCCGCTGGAACGCCGCCTTGCAGTCGCTTGTACTCATCCGCATCGGCCAGGAACTCGGCACGGATTCGCCCGCTGCTCGAGCCGTGCACGATCTTCTGGAACTGCTGGCCAGCGTGGCCGGCGTCCTTCCCAGTTGACAGTTCTAACGCCGCCGCTACCATGCGGTCTTTCTAACGCCGACGCTAAACACTGTACGCAATTTCCAGTCCCCTCATTTTGTTGGTCCGACCGCTTGACGCCGTAGTGAACATCGGTACAGTTCCCCACTCACACGAAAGGAAATCGCCATGAGTGATCCCCACCACGCTGAGTATCTCGCCGCCGTCGCCGCCATGCCCGAGCACACCGTTTCGGGCGGCACCACGCGGCTCATCGACGGGCAGCTGGTCACGACCTACGCGGTCGGCGACAGGATCCGCTGGATCGAGAAGGGCCAGACGCTCAACGGCGTCGTGGTCGAGGTGCTGACGGATGACACGTACCACGTGCGGCGTCACGTTCCCGACCACGGCAACCTGCACTACGCAGTGACGGCCGACCAGATCGTGCCGTTCTGAACGCAAAAATCACGGCGGATATGGCACGGGGGTTGCCCCCCCCCCCCCCTCCCGTTTACGTTTTCCCCCCAACTTCAAGGATCACGCACGTACAGGACCACCGGAAGACGGAGTCAACCGGTGGAAAGGAGGGCGTCGGAGACGCCAGCAGCAAGGACGCAAGAACGACCCGCAACGCAGGACGCCGAGCGGGATTTTCAAAGAAAAGTGACGCAAGGTTTCTTACGAAAGGACGCGACGATGAGCACTGCACTGACAACCCACAACGCGGCTGGTTCGCTGGCCGTGACAACCCAAAGCGAGCCCTCGTTTGAGTCACTCGTCAGCATGGGAGATGCCCTGCGGAGAACCGGCTTCCTGCCAAGCCACATCCGCGACGGCGTTTCGTTTGCCGCGATTGTCTTGATGGGCCGCGAGTTGGGCATGGGCACGATGGCTGCCTGCCGCAAACTGCAGGTCATCAAAGGCACCGTGACCGAGCGGGCTGATTCGCAGCTCGCACGGTTTAAGTCGTGCGGCGGCCGTGCCCAGTTCAAGGAACTGACCGAGGCTCGGGCAGTGCTCGTGCTGCGTCATCCCAACGGTGACGAGCACACGGAGACGTTCACGATTGAGGACGCTAAGAGGGCTGGCCTGGCGTCCAATGACAACTACGCCAAGCACCCGAAGGCGATGCTTCGCAGCCGTGCCATCACGGCAGGGCTCAAGAGCATCGGCTGGGAAGGCTCGGTCGGCATCTACGACCCAGACGAGATCGCAGATGCCCCGGCTCCCGAGCCCGCCCGCGAGCCCGTCGTGGTGCGTCCCAAGTTCCCGTCAACCGAGAGTCGCCCGGCGGCTGTGGAGCGCGGCCACGCCCCTGCAACAGCCGTTGATAGCCACGCGCAGCAGACGGCACAGCCGCCGGCCCTCTCGGCCACGAATGATCCCGTCGCCAATGCCCGGCTCGCCGTGCAGAGGACGAACAGCCTCGAGCTGCTTGCCGCCCTGCGGGATCGCGTCAACCAGCGGCACAAGGAGGGCACTTTCACCGCGGCCCAACGCAACGAGCTCGTGCACCTGATCGACGGCAAGTGCGAGTGGCTGGAAAGCGAGCCAGAGGACAACGGCCAGGAGTTCGAGCACGAGGCTGCCGCCACGGAGAACGCATCGTGAGCGGCTGGCCCACCTTCGATGACGTTGTCGCGTACCTCCGCGAGCACGGCAAAGCCGACATGGCGACCGTTGCAAGCGGAATGCGTGATGAGGCGCAACGTTGCCGCAAGGCTGCGGAGACGAACCTCAAGGCGTACCACGAACTCAAGATGAAGCACGAGCCACCGCCGGCAACGCCGGGGTGGAGGAGTTACATAGCCAAACCAGAGTCGAGCGATTGACACAGCCGGCACGCCATTGCCCCAGCGGCTCACCTGGCCGCATTGGTCGCCACGCGGTGAGTGGCGAGTAACCACCGCAGTCGCAGCGCTACCTCCCAGCGTGATGCGACCGAACGCCCCACGTCACGGGGCCAATACACGAAGGAGCGTGAGACATGAGTCTGATTCCAAATGGATGGGTTCGCATGGCGGCGTATGACACGCGGCCAGATAAGAAGCATGGAAACCCAGGGGACGAGTATCGCGTTTTGCTTGCTGCTGCATCGCGCCGAGAAATCGACGTGATGACTGTCGCAGGCATTCGCGGAAAACTGGTCAACAAGACGCAGGCTGACGCATACCTTGCGAAACACGCGAAGCCATCGACGGCTACGCAAAAGCCTTGCGTCGATGTTGCGTCTGACGCCTTATTGCTGGCGATCAACTCCATCTCTTATCAGCTTGAGCGAATCGCGAACGCCATGGAGGCCAAGCCATGAGCGTCTTCATCGACTCGCAGTGTGACCTGCCGCTGTTCACGCAGCGAGCACCGAGCGTCAACGGCTCAATCACCTCGGCCAAGGCGGCCGACTTACTCGGGCCGGCGACGTTGAACGCGATGCAGCGGCGTGTGCTTGAGCTGCTCGCGGCGACGCCAGACGGGCTCACTGACGAAGAGCAGCAGACCCGTTTGGGTATGAACCCGTCCACGCAGCGGCCACGGCGGATCGAACTTGCACGGCGTGGTCTGGTGGTCGAGGCCGGGACGCGGAAGACGGCTAGCGGACGGATGGCCACGGTGTGGAGGGTTGCGTGATGGCGAAGCCGCAGTGGCTGCAGGACAAGGAACGCGACGAACTTTCGGCCCGCAAGGCTGCATACGAGGCGACGCGGGATCTCGACTTTGAGGAGTGCGTCATCGCCTACTGCAACTGGCGAAAGGACGGGCACCAAGGCTCGTTCGATTTGTTCAAACGCGATTGGTACGCGCGACGCGGGAAGGTGATTTGACGGGTGTGCCACGGTAGGCACGGGTTCAAAACACAACGCAAGGAGGCACACGTATGCCGCAGGTTTTTGAAGACATCATCGTTGACGCCGAGTTCGCCGCACTGATTCCGCCGCTGTCGGCGGAAGAGCGGCAGCAGCTGGAAGAGAACATCATTGAGCACGGCGGTGCACGCGACCCGCTGGTGGTGTGGGCCAGCAAGGGAACGCTCACGCTGCTCGACGGCCACAACCGCTACGAGATCTGCACGCGGCTGGGGCTGCCGTTCGACATTCACGAGATGCGGTTTAAGAGCCGCGAGGAGGCTGCTGATTGGATCGACAGGAATCAGCTTGGGCGGCGCAACCTTGACCCTCGTGCGATGAGTCTGCTGCGCGGGCGGAGGTATCTCAGGAACAGGCTTCCGCCAGAGGAAGCCGGTGCTCGCAGGAAACGACCTTCCGACATTTTGTCGGAAGGTCAGGCCGCCGAAAGGCTTGCCAAAGAACACGGCGTTTCGGCGAGAACGATAGAGCGTGACGGCAAGTTTGCAGAGGCCGTCGAAACACTTGGTATCGAGCGTGAGGTTATAGCGGGCGAGATCGACGCGCCGAAGCACGAGATAGTGGCGGCTGCTGCAGCACTCCCGGAGAAGCCCACTGCAGCCGACATTGAGCAGGCCGTCGAGACAGTGAAGGCCCGGCCGCACGTCGCCAACAACAGCGGTGACAACGAGTGGTATACGCCGAAGGAGTACATCGAGGCAGCCCGCCAAGTGCTCGGCAAGATCGACTTAGACCCTGCATCAAACCCTATCGCAAACGAGCTTGTGCGGGCCGCGACTTACTACACGGCGGAAGACAGCGGGCTCGACAAGGACTGGCAAGGCACGCTGTGGATGAACCCGCCGTATGAGTCGGGCCTCATCGGCCAGTTCGTCGAGAAGCTGTGCGATTCATATGCCAGCGGGGCCGTCACAAATGCGATTGTGCTGGTCAATAACGCTACGGAAACAAGGTGGTTTCAGTCGCTTGCGGAGCAGGCTTCTGCCATCTGTTTCCCGAAGGGCCGCGTGAAGTTCTGGCATCCGGCCAAGCCGTCCGCTGCGCCGCTCCAAGGCCAGGCGATTCTTTTTCTCGGCCCAAACACCGACGAGTTCGCTCGTGCGTTCTCGCAGTTTGGGTTCTGCATGGAGGCTTTCAAATGAGCCAGTCTGGCGGGGCGATTATCTGCCGTCAGCGGTATGCCCAAGGAAAGATGCTGGACCATTCAGGCTGGCGTTTAGCGCGCGGAGTTACGCCAAGCGACATCGACATGGTGGTTGAGTCCTACGGCTGCTTTCTTTGGGCCGAGCTCACGAGGGGCGGGTGCGATTGGCAGAGCCTAAAGACGGGCCAGCGGATTCTTTACGACTCTCTAGCGAAGGTGCCAGGCAATCACATCGTCTGCCTTGCCCGCCATTCCGTGCCGGCAGACAGGGACATTGACACGTTTCACGACATCGAGGCGGTAGCCGTTCGTTGGTGTCTTGGAACTAAGCAACTGCTCTTGGAAAAGTCACAGTGGCAGACCCTTGTTACTGAGTGGGTTTCTCGCCCGCACCAAGTTGTGGCGTGGCTAGATCGGCACCACGCTTCGATGACGGAGAACAGCAATGGCCGCTGAATGGATTGGCCGCGATCCACCGAGTGAGTTCATCGCTGAAATGTGCCAGCAGTTTCAGCGTTCATGGAGTGATGAAGAGCGAAGCGCAAGGCAGGGAAAGATGATTGAGGACGGCGCGTCGTGGACTGTCCCGCAGTTCCTTCCGCATCACTGCGAGTCAGGACAGTGGGCAAAAGGCCGAGAGCGAAAAGTTGTGGTCTGGAGATGCGTAAATGGCCGCTGAATGGTTCCCCGTAGATGTGTCTCTCGACACCAAGCCCGAGGTGCAGGAGCTCGTTGACCTTACCGGCGAGCCGGTGGAGGTGATCGTCTTCCGGCTGCTCAAGCTCTGGGGTTGGGTGCAACTCAACACGGCAGACGGCCGGTTCCGCTCGACGCCTGCCCGACTTGGCCGGATCTGCGGTGGCGAAGCCGCGTTCTGGGAGGCGGTTGCCGCTGTCGGCTGGATCATCTTTGACGGCGAAACTGCCCAGATTCCCAAATGGGAGGAGCGTTTTGGCGGTGCCGCCAAGCGGCGAGCCCTGAAAAACAGGCGTCAGGACAAGTGGAGGCGCACCGGAGGCGCACCTGTAGACGCTGGTGTAGACGCGTGCGAGGCGCAGGTGCGTCTACAAGCGCGTCTACCACAGGACATAACAGAACAGGACAGAACAAGAGAAGAAATACAACCGGCTGCGCCGGTAGCTACGAGCGATCCGCCGAAGCGGCGGAAACGCTCGCAGCCCCACGATGCCGTCTCGTGGACTGCTGACGCAGGGTGGACGGGCATCACGGACGCCGACCGGCAGGAATGGCGTCTGGCGTACCCAGCGTGCGATCTGGCGGCAGAACTCGCCAAAGCCACGTCTTGGCTCAGGGCGAACCCAACCAAGGCCCATAAGAGCAACTGGCGACGTTTCCTTGTGTCCTGGCTGACTCGCTCGCAGGACCGTGGCGGGACGCACCGCGAGCCAGGCAGGCGACCGGATGAGAAGCCGCCACCGAAGGCATGGCGGGACGAGTACCGCCCCGCACCGTACCGCAGCCCCAAGGAAGTCGCCGCGCTTGCGGCCGGAATGAAACTCAAGGAGGAGGATCTATGAGCGAGACGATTCAGCCACCCGCCACCGACCGCCAGCGCGAGATCCTCGACTTCGTCCGCGAACGCACGGCGCTCTGCGGCCCGACCGTCCGCGAGATCATGGAACACTTTGGGTTCCGCTCGCCCAACGGTGCGATGTGCCACATCCTGGCCCTGGAGCGTAAGGGTCTCATCCGCCGTCGCGCCGGCCAGACGCGTGGAATCGAGGTGGTGTCATGAGCCGCCGCAAGCCTTCCCCGCAAGCCGTCGCGGATGTCTGCCTTGCCTCGGCGTGGCGTGACGAGATTGACGACGAGTCGAGAATCCTGCTCGAGCAGGCCCACGACACGATCACGGAGCAGTTAGACGTGATCGAGAGGCAGCGCCACACGATTCGGCAGTTGATGAACCGTTCGGTTCGCACGGCAAAGATTCTTGAGGTTGTCGAGGCAGAACTAGCGTCGATGCGGTTCCCGCTGTTGGGTAACGAAGACCCGGGGATGTCGCTATGACGCTTGAGCAATTCGCCCTCATCAGCATCGGTCATATCAGTCTCGCCTGCACGTTCGTGCTTGGCGTTTTGGTTGGTTTGTCTCTCTCGAAGAAAAGGACTTCACATGGTCGCAACGAAGGAACGGAAGCGTGGTGGCATCACATTGAGCGCCGCCGAGCTGAAGAGTGCGCTCGCGGCTGTAAGCCCGGCTGTGCTAACAAGGGCACCAAAGCCGGTGCTGACGAACGTGCGTCTGGGTGACGGGCTCGTGACCGGCACGGATCTCGAGGTGCGGATCGACGCCGCTATCGACTACCACGGCGATGCGATGCTGCTACCGCACGGACGGCTCATGGCGATCCTGAACGCCGCCGGTGGCGAGGACGTGACGCTGGAGACCAAGGGCACGTCGTGCGTGGTGCGGTGTGGCCACGGGACGTGGACGCTGCCCGTCGAGGACGCGGCTGAGTACCCGATCTGGGAGCCGAAGGACGCCCGGCCCGTGACGCGGCTCCCGGCTGACCAGTTTGCTCGGGCGGTGCGTGGCGTTGTGTTCGCCGCCGACCAGGAGTCGAGCCGCTACGCCCTCGGGGCGGTGCTCGTGGACGTGAAGGACGGCGTGGTCAACTTCGTGGCCACGGACGGCCGCCGGCTGTGCTCGTGCGAGATGGAACACGACCTGGCGGTGGATGACACCACGACTCTCGTGCCGAGCCGGGTTATGCAGATCCTGGCCCGCGTCGCGGTGGCGGCCGGCGAGGACTCGGTGCAGCTGGAGGCCACGGCGAACGAGCTGCTGGCCACCATCGGTGGCACGACCGTCACGGCACGGCTGACCGAGGGGCGGTTTCCCCGGTGGCGCGACGTGATCCCGGCGGACGGCGGCGAGCCGACCACGGTGCTGGCTACGGAGCTGCTGTCGGCGACCAGGGCGGCAGCCATCGTGACGAGCGAGCAGTCGAAGGGCGTGCAGTACACGTTCACGGCTGAGGGCATCCACCTGCATGGGCAGTCGGCCGAGGCCGGCGAGTCGAGCGTGACGTGCGAGATCGTGGAGGCCGGCAAGGCGTGCAGCGTGAAGCTCGATCCGGTGTTCGTCCGCGAGTGGCTCTCGGGCCTTCCGGCTGACGGCGAGCCCACGGTGAGCGTCCAGGCCACCGACTCGCAGTCGGCGGTGGTGCTCCGCACGGACACGTTCGTGGGCGTCATCATGCCCCTGGCAACGGAGTGACGATGGAAAACAAGCGTGCAGTCATATTGCACCAGATGTGGACTGCTGGCGAGACTGCCGAGGCGATTGGCAAACGCTTCGGGGTCTCTGCCAGCACCGTCTGCCATTGGGCGCAGAAGTACAAATTGCCAAAGCGACAGAGACCGCAAAAGAACAAGTTCGCAGACCCGTCGCCAGAAGAGATCGAGCGGCTCAAGGCTGTGCTAAAGGAACGGCACATTCAAGAGCGGATGCGGGAAGACGTGACGAACACGCAGAGCAAGGTGTCCAAGTGGCGGCGAGGCATATTCCAACCGAGAGGTGTGGCGTGAACGATGCGAAACAGGATCCAGTGGCGTGGGCGGCGGTCGCCAAGAACGGTCAGCCGATGTGGCTGGCATACAGCCGCCAAGACGCTGAGGGTGCGGTTGTCGGCATGGCGGAAGTCATCCCGCTCTACCGCACCCCGCAGACTTGCCCCCACGTTGTTGGCCGCACAACGCTGCACTGCTCGCTGACGCCGTTCGCGCTGACGGCAGAGGAGCGGGGGGCGATTGCCTACTATGTCGGAACTGGAGGGCCGGATAGGGTGGACGCCACGCTCCGCTCACTGCTGGAGCGAACGAAATGAGCGACCAGATCATTCGCGAGGATCTGCGTGGTGACGCCGAGATATCGCGGCTGCGACTCCAGGCGGCGCACGCGGAGGTGGATCGCCTGCGGCTCACCGACGCGGAGCGAGAGGCAATCGCGGCGTGCGTTGCCGACGACGAGGCGGCGACTGCGCATGAAAGGGCCGACACGCTGCGGGGACTGCTGCACCGACACGCGGGATCAGGGGCATCGCATGAGTGATCCAACGACAGCGACTCATGACCAGGAGGGGCCGCTGTGCTACGGATTCACGCGCGACGGCGTGTGGCTGGATACGCGATTTGGCTGGGTGATTCCTGATGACGCCGTCGCTGATGCAGGCGAGGCGGGGCCGGCCACTGAGCGAGACAGCCAGCGATCAGCGGCACCGTCCGCTGCATCGCGTGGTTCTGCCGATAGCCATGAAGGCAGAGGAAATGCTGTGAGCGATCTAGCAAAGAGACGGCTGATCGACGTTGCTGTGACGGCGGTGCTTGTGTTTACGCTTACCATGCTCACGGAAAAATGGTGGATGCCGCCCGCGCTGTTTGCTCACGCGATGTGGAACTTCTACGACGGAATGACGCGGCGAGACTTGCAGGCATAACACGCAGGATAAGCGGCGGCTGCGCCGTCCGCTTCATCCGCTGGTTCTGTGAGCGTAGAAAGGGAAACATGGACAACAACTGGCAACCAATCGAAACCGCACCAAAGGACGGCACCGATATCCTTGTCGCCTGGTGGTCAGCAGGCGTGTGGATTGTGCGAAACGCTTGGTGGGAAGACGGCTTTGACATCGAACTCGGAGCCATTGACCCTGCGGGCGAAGGCTGGTGGTATCCCAACACCAGCGTCGGCACCTACAAGGTCTGCCGAGAGAACAACGCTGTGGACGGCCCGCAGTATTGGATGCCGATGCCAGAGCCGCCCGCAGAGCATGGCAGCAAGTAGCCACAGAACAAGTATTCGCCGGCATCTTCGCCGCCTAACACGGCGCGGAAATGGGTTTCACGGCCGCTAGGCGAGGAAGTCGCCGCGAAAGACGGCGAAGCGGCGAGTGGACAGAAACTGACGGAAAGCGACAGTTGCTCGCAAGCGTGAACGTTTGACACGCATGCCATCTTCCGTTTGACCCGGCGGACACCGGGCGCTCACGGAGGATGTCTCATGCGTTTGCTTCTCGCTTGCCTTGTGGCCCTGGTGTGCTTCACGGTTGAAGCCGCCCCGACTGTCATCGTGACGGCTCAGGATCACGCCACAGTGATCGCCCGTCGCGGCGTGCTCGTGCATTCGAGCTGCGGCCAGTACGAAGGGATCGGCTGCGGCTCGACGCCCGAGGCCGCTCGGAGGAACTGCTGTTTCTTCGGCAAGCGTGTGATCGTCGAGGAAGGCGTCGCCTACTCGCCGGCCCGCCGCCAGTGGTTCGCCGTGATTCGCTACCGGTGAGCATCACGTTCTCAGTACCTGGCGAGCCCGTCCCGCAGCCGAGGCCACGCGTCTCGACTCGGGGCGGGTTCGCACGGGCGTATGTGCCCGCGAAGCATCCGGTGCATGCCTACCGGCAATCGCTGGCAGCAGCTGCTCGAGCGGCTGGGCTCAGCGACACCGGAGAGCCGCTCAACGTCGTGATCGACGCAGTCTTCGTGCGTCCGAAGTCGCACGTGCGGAAGAGCGGCGTCAAACCAGACGCACCGAAACTGCCCAGGCCCGACGTGGACAACATCGCCAAGGCGTGCCTGGACGCATTGCAAGACGTGATCGGCGATGACACATGCGTGGCTCGCCTGGTGATCGAGAAGTCGTACGGCACGGAGGCACGGACAACCGTGCGAATCGGATGATTAAGCCAGTGCATCGCAATATGTTCCCGCTGTTCCTGCAGTCGCTCGGCCACACGGGAACGGCCGTCGAGGTTGGCGTTGCCGAAGGGAACTACTCGCGTACGTTCCTTGATCTGTGGCCCGGCCAGTACGTCATGGTGGACCGCTGGTGCCACATGGAAGGCTACGACGATGTGATAAACGGGCCAGACGCTGAGCACGAGCTGCGGTTTAAGCAAGCCCTCGGCGTGGCCAATTATCACGCGAGCCGATGCCGCATCTGCCGCATGGACTCCGTGACGGCTGCCGCCACGTTCGCGGATCGCTCGCTCGACTTCGTCTACATCGACGGCGACCACAGCTACGCCGGATGCAGGCGTGACATCCTGGCGTGGGCACCGAAGGTGAAGGTCGGCGGCGTGCTGGCTGGGCACGACTACTACAACATGCCACCGTTCGAGGTGCGTCGAGCCGTTGCGGAAACGTGCGGCGGCCCGTGCGGTATCACGCACGAAGCGTGCCCTTCATGGTGGGTCATGGTGGGGTGAATCATCGACAAGCGAACTCGCCAGCGGTTTGAGCGGATGTGGAAAGACGGCGTCGGGCTTGCCGACATCGCCGCCACGCTCGGCTATTCGTTCTCGACGCTTGCCAAGCTGCGGATGATCTACGGACTCGCAAAGCGATACGGAGCAGATGACGACGAAGCACCGCCATCGCCAGAAGTCATCCGGCTGCGGTGCATGGCCCAGCAGACGAACTGGACGCCGACAGAGCGACGCATGCGGTGGCAAGGGATGCCGCACACCATCTACCACGACACGCAGGGATATGGCGACTAACCGATCAAAGAATACCTGCGTCGTGATGACTCTTTGCAGCCGGCCTGGCTACACGAAGACGGTGCTCGACGCCTTGGCTCGCTGCGATGACGTGGACCGCTTCCCCATTGGCCTGCTATGCGAGCCCGTCAGCGACGAAGTGATTAGCATCGCTGCTCAGTTCACGCAACTGCCGCACGTCAAGGCGTTCGTGATGGTCGGTTCGCAGCGTGTCGGCTGCAACGTCAACACGTATTCGGCCTTGGCGTATGGGTTCGACCACCACGATCGCGTGATTGCCCTCGAGGATGACACCGTCCCCGGCAGGGACTTCCTGCGATTTGCCGACTGGGGGCTGACGCAATACGAAAAGGACGAAACGGTCTTCTCGGTGTGCGGGTATCAGCGGACACCAGTGCCCGAGGTTGGCTACCGCAACGCCGTGTTTCGTGAGCCTTGGTTCACGCCGTGGGGATGGGCAACGTGGCGAGATCGTTGGCACAGCATCCGCGAGCACTGGCCTGCAGATGATCGCCAGGTCTCGTGGGACACGGTGATCGACAAGATGACGCGCGGCCATAGGTTTGAAGTTCGGCCGATGCTGGCTCGCATTCAAAACATCGGCGCGGAAGGTGGTGCGCACGTGCCCGGCGCGGCGTGGCACGCTGCGCACCACCTGAACCGCCATTGGGTCGAGAGCGTGCCCGGCCCACGCGTTGATGAATGGCACGAGGTTTCAGCATCCCAGACAAAGGCACTGCGGGCTGACGCCCCCTGCTAACCATGCGACTGCTCACCTACTACACGGCAAGCCATGCCGACATGTGCCGTCGATTTGTGCTTTCGCGTGCCTGGGCGTTTTCCGAGGTGCGAGCCATCGAGTACCAGCAGACGTGCCCGACCGGAGCATTCAAGCAGCCCGGCTGGAATCGGTGTATGGATGACAAGCTTGATGCTTTGCTGCGATTGCCGGTGGACGGCGAGCCGACGCTGTACGTGGACTCGGACGTGATCCTGTGGCCTGGGGCATGCCAGTGGGCTGAGAACCACATCCGTGGCATGTCGTTCGACGAGATCGCGTATAGCGATGACGTGGTGCAATGGTGTGCAGGCGTGATGTTGTTCCGGCCCACGACGAAGACCAGGCGGTGGTGGGAGCTGGTGGCCGACATGAGCCGGCTGCTCGATCAGCCCGACCAGGACGTGATCCACGCTCTGCGGACGAACGCCAAGTCGCTGCCCGTGCCGATGAGCGTGCTGCCGTCTGACAAGGTCGCCAACTGGGCGACCATCGGAAATACATCGGTGTGGCAGGGAGAGCCGATTGCCGTGCCGAAGACGTGCTACATCTGGCACGCCAATTGGTGCGTCGGCGTCGAGGCGAAATTGCAGATGCTCGAGCAGGTTGCCGTGTCTGGAAAGCCGTAAGGCACCCCGTTTTCGTCCGTAGACTGACTGTGTGTGGCACAGAGGCCGCTGTATGGGCTGCTTTCGACGCGACCGTGATGGATCACTGCGGCGTGTCGAGATACCGCGACATGCTGTCGGCATCTGTCACAGCGACGGCAGATACAGTCGCGGGAAGATCACGTCACGGAGGACGCACCTTATGCCGTCATACGAAGCCACGCCCGCCGAGATCGACAAGTACGGGGTTAACCTCAACGTCTGGCAGCAGATTCAACTGCTGTCCGCTTGGTCGCCGCTGATTGGCTACGGCCAGCGATTCGTCAACGAAGTGGACCCGTACAAGCGTTCCATCATCGTCGGCGAAGCCTGCGAATGGCTGGCGTCGAAGACCAAGGCCGTGACCGATGACCAACTGGTGCGGCTCGTCTCCGACGTGCTGAAGACCAAGGAAGGCGAGGCACTCGTGCGGTTCTGCCTGATGCAAGTCGAGGGCCGCAAGTGAATGTTGAACTCGCATTTCGTGCCGGTGCCCTCGCTCTGGCGGTTGCTCTCGCGGTGGCTCCCTACTGGCCGCAAATCCGAGCGGCCGCGAGTCGTGCGGTGGAAGCCGGCAAAGAAAAAGCCGGTCTCCTGACCAGGCTTGCGGCCGTCGCTCTGCTGGTCGCTGCCGCCTGGGGCAAGGTGCCGCTGCCGACGCTGCCGACCGGCCCGGCCCGCGTGACGGTTGATACGCCGAGTGACGAGATGCAACGCCTTGTTACGCCGATTGCCGATGCCCTGCGTGGTGCGTCGGCGGTGGACCGTGCCCTGTGGGCTGAAGTCTGGACCAAGGCCGCGACCGTTGCGGCTGGCGATGCCGTGACCACCGAGGTGGTCTTCACGGACACCCGCTCGCTGCGGGCCTTCACCGCTCTCGCCGTGGATATCGCCTGGCGGCGCATCGGGCAGCATGTGCCCGGCTCCAACGAATCGCTCAGGAAGGCCGTAGAGGCCGCCTACGGCTCCGCTGTCGGCACGGACGTTGTGCCGGTCACTGCGGACCTCCGGGGCCGTTATGTGGCGTTCTGTCGTGCCGTGGCATGGGCCGGCGTCAACGGGGGCTGACGCATGGCAGAGCACGGCATGGGCTACGTCCCCGACCCGGAAGGTGCCGCCGCATTCGTGGCGTCGCTTCCGCATCCGACGCTCGCGACGGCCGGGCCTGACCTCAAGGCGGCCGATCAGGACGTGCTTCTGTACCCAGCCCTGCTGGCGTGCGACAGCAAGTGGAAGCGTGGCTCGCAAGGTAACGTCGGCTCATGCGTCGGCTGGGGCGCGAGCCTTGCCGTAGACGTTCTGGCTGCGTGCGACATTCACTGGCGGAAAGAGCCCGAAGCCTGGCACGGCCGGACCATCGAATCGAGTTTGTATGGCTTCTCCCGCGTGGAGGCTCGGGGCCAGCGTTCCAACACCGGAGGAGACGGCAGCACGGGCTTCCATGCCGCCAAGGCGATCCGCGACTTCGGTGCCCTGCACTACGGCGTGGACTACGGCGGCACCGTAGTTCGCGAGGAAGGCAAGCAGCAGCGGGACCGTGAGTGGGGCCGCAACGGCGTGCCCGACGTGCTTGAGCCGTACGCCAAGGAGCGGCGGTGCTCGGAGACAACGCTGGCCCTGTCGTTTGATGACTGTGCCCGAGCCATCAGCAATGGCTATGGGGTCGTTTTCTGCAGCGGCCAAGGCTTCAGCATGAGCCGCGATGAAGACGGCTTTTGCAAGGCCGGCGGGGTCTGGTGGCATTGCCTCTTTGGGGGCGGAGTCCGGTTCGGCAAACGCCCAGGCGTGCATATCTGGAACAGTTGGGGCGAATCCAACACAGTCGGTAAGCACTACCCCAACGACATGCCGCAGGCCGTTCGTAACTGCTCGTTCTGGGCTGATGCGGATGTGATTGACCGCATGTGCTCGGGCCGTGATTCCTACGTCTATGCCGGGTACAGCGGGTTCAAGCCGTCGCAGATGCCCGGCAACTGGCTGGAGGGCATCCTGTGAGATTCCTGCTCGCGTTCGCCGTCGTGCTCGTTGGCTGCGTTGCCACGTTGCCTGGCGACAACGGCGTCACCGCCGACCTGGCCTGCGAGACAGCCCGCATGGTCGTGCAGCTGCGGAACGAGATCGCCCCCAGCCCGGCGAGCGACAAGTGTGACAACTGCGTGGACGGCTTCATCGGTGACGGGAAAATCAAAATCGTCTGCCCCATCTGCAAAGGAACGGGGAAGAAATGACGCTTCCAGAACTCCAGGCCCACGTCTGGGATCGCCTACCGACGCTACAGCGAACGGTTGCCGGCCGTCGCATCGTCTCGCGGATCGTGAAGTCAGCCGTGCGAGGCTGGCCCGTGCCGGTGCTCGAGCAGTGCAACGCCGACGAAACCCAGGTAGTTGCCAAGCACTACACCAAGCAGATCGAGCGGGCCGCCCGCCACGAGTACGGCATGGGCATCATCCTGACGCTCGTGCTCGGGGCTCTTGTGCAAGAGGTCGTAAAGCTCTTGGTTCAATGGTGGCTCGACCGCCAGGAGAACCGCACGCAGATGCGTCTACTGATGCGTGAGGCACGAAACCATGACTGAGGCGGCGAAAGACACTGCGTTCGGCATCATGGAGCGATGGGGCTTTCCAGTGCTCGTGGCACTTGCAGCCGGGTGGATACTGCGGAACGACGTGCTACTGCCTCTGGTAGAAGAGCACCGCACATTCGTTAAACAGTTGGGCGAGACGCAACGCGAGATCAGCAAGGCCGTCGCAGAGCAGACGCGGCTGCTCTACGCCCTGCAGCCTAAGGCAGCCAAGGTGGAGAACTGACGCATGGCGATGAATCCGAAGCTGCTGCGGCCACGTTCTACCGTTCACCCCGAAGCGGCAGCGTGGGCCACTCGCGTCGTTGCGAACGGCGGAAGTGTGAGAGGCACGACGCTGTCTGCGGTGTCGCAGTTCTGTGCTTCGATCTCGGCGGCAGGCATTCGCGACCGCTTCTACCGCATGGGGATTTTCGCGGGCGACAACCTGTCGGCGTGCCTTGTGCCGCTGTATCGCGGGCAGTCGCTCGGCGGGACGCAGTACGGCGGAACGACCGATGCCAACAACGGGCCGTTTGTCAGTGGAGACTACGCGGAGACGGGGGCGAGCGGAGGGCTGACTGGCAACGGCACATCAAAGTATCTGGATACTGGGCTGACGTATGACGCCATGGGCGTGCCATCGACCAACCACATCGGTGTATTCAAGGGCGCTGGGACTTGGAACAGCAACATAGAAATCATCGGAGCAAGAGACGCCGACGACTACTATTACATCCAGGGCCGCGCCCAAGTCGGAGGCGATCACAAGGTTCACGCGTGCAGCGGGCCGGGCGCCTCCGGCGGCAGTTTTATTAACAATGCGACAGTCTCGTCAGCCACTAATTTTTTAGTGGCGTCGCGGAATGGTTCCGCATCGTTTGTCCTTTACCAAAACGCGGCCTCCGTTGCCAGCACATCGGGGGCCGTAACGATTGCCGGCAGCAACAGGCCGTTCCTAGTGTTCATGCGCGATATAGGCACCGGGCCTAGTTTTATAGGCTGGACCTACCGACTGCTCGGATATTCGTTTGGACTGGGCATGAGTGCGGCGCAGGTCTCGGCCTACAATTCGGCAATGCAGGCATTGCAGACCTCCCTGGGCCGAAACGTATGACGCTCGCCGACCTGACGCTGCCGCTGCCGTATACCGAAGCGCGAGCGCTCGCGTTGGTGTTTAAGCCAGCGATCGCCGGCCGCCTCTCGGAACTCCACGCCCAGCACGGCTCGACAAACTGCGTCCCTGTGCCTCGCGTCCTGACTGACGGCCGCCTGATGCTCTGCGGCGACGTGCTCACCGAGGTGATGCCAGGCGGCTTGCTCCACGCCATGTGGATTCACGCCGACCAAGCGACGCTCCTGGCGAGCGTCGAGGTGATCCCGTGGGCCGACGCCGTCGCGATGCTGCCGCCCGATCCGACCGAGCCATAGCAAACTGCACGATACGCCACGCCGCAGCGTAGGCTGGACGTAGGCCACGATTCGGGCACGACCCGAGCCATACCAGGAGATGACGATGAGCGAATCCAAGATCCGCCGCAAGAGCAAGGTGCACTCGTTCACGCTGTCCACGGCAACGTCCGTGGCAAATACGATCCCCATGTTTGACATGGCTGGCGGGATCGTTGAGATGGGCACCATCAGCACGAACGCCACTCAACTCAATCTGTGGGTCTCCGACGTTGAGGCTGGGCCGTTCTACCAGCTGTACGACAAGGACGGGGCCGTGGTGAAGATCACGCTGTCTGCGTCCACGACTGACGGCCGGGCGTATTCGATGCCCGACGAGGTGTTTGCGGCCCAGTTCATCAAGTTCGTGTCCGCGACCACCAACAGCACTGGCACCGTGGGTACGGTGATGTTCAAGGGCTGACGTGCCAGACAGGCTGCCGACGTTCAAGCCGCCGTGGGTTGGGCAGCGAAAGCGGCCACGGGCACCTGACACGAATCGGCCATCGGCAACCGCTCGAGGCTATTGCTCGGCAGGGTGGAAGGCCGCACGGCGTGAGGTGCTGCTGCGTGATAACTACCAGTGCCAGGTATGCAAGGCAGTGGTGGCCGGCAAGCGGGCGCACGTTGACCACATCGTGCCGAAGAGCCAAGGCGGCAGCGATGAGGTTAGCAACCTCCGTTGTCTGTGTGTTTCGTGCCACTCGAAGCATGAGGGGTGGAGGGCGGCCAACGCTACGCAGCGTCGGATGTAGCAAAATGCAACAGCCATAATGGCAGCGTCGGATTGTTAAAACTTTTGACCGTTTTATATAAAC